TGAGATGCAGTAGATATCCTTGATACCCAAAGCTTTAAACTCAGCAAACTTCTCTTCGAAGCCAGGCAGCTGGTACGTTGAGCATGTAGGCGTGAATGCTCCGGGGAGAGAGAAGAGAACTACGCGTTTGTTAGCAAACAAATCAAAGCTAGTTACATCCTCCCAGCGGTACGGATTGTCCCCGCCAATCGATTCATCCCGAACACGGGTCTTGAAGATGACGTTGGGTACAATTGAAGGGGGTAGGGAATAGTTTTCCATAATATACTCTTTCTTAAAAATGGTGCGCCCTACAGGACTCGAACCTGTGACCCCAAGCTTAGAAGGCTCGTGCTCTATCCAGCTGAGCTAAGGGCGCGTAAAGTTATTTATCCGATTCGACCAAGACGGTGGAGAAGACTAGCAATCTGAGCTACGTCAGGATGAGGATCCCGTTCGCTCTCGACAACCCGCTGACAGTCGATCAAATAGACCTGGAGAGCTCGCTTGATGACAGGAATATCAGCAGGAGCAAACGTTCCTCCCTTTGACTGACGAGGTGACGTTACCTTACCCACAATCGTTACCTTGCCTGCATCGGTCATATCATTCTCCACGCTATCGAAGACCTTATAATGAGGATCATTCATAGCTTGCTTCCAGTCGTTTGTAGCCAGTTGTTGGCTGTATCCATCCAGTCCTTAACTTCCTCTGGAAGGCTATCACCATTCCGCTGGGCATTGAGGAGTTCGCAATACGTGAGTTCAACCTGCTTAGGCTGATCCATAGTAGGAAATTTATACACTTGCACGTCCATTTACTTTCTCCCATCCGTGAGCTACCAATCGCTCTTTAAACTTTATACAATCTTTTTGCGTTAAAGTCAACGAGGTTTTGTACCCATCTCCATCTTGTCGTACTGCAACCCACCTATAGCCATCATAATCGATAGCCATATGCTGGTCGAGATCTGTATTTATGAAGGATTCGAAGTGTTTGGTCTTCATAATTACACCTTCGCTACGTTTACCACATAATGGCGAGCGTTGGCGTATGTCATCTGAAGATCGTGTTGGAGTTGAGCAATGATCTTGGAACGTTCTTGTCCCAGCTCGACAAGCTTTGCGATAAGCGTGAGAGCTTGTTCTTTCTTAGCACCCTTGGCAAGAGTATCACCAGTCATAATAATAAGTTCACCTTTCTTAAACCCTTTCATGGGCTTCATAATAAACGGAGTAAGAAGCTTTTCAGCCTGCTTAATCTTACCAGCGTCAATCAGGTCGTCGACCTTATCGATCAGCTTTGTGATACGAGTGACGGGAATCTGAACCTGGACAGTTTTGTCGCCGAGGACCTGATTGAAAGTTGCGGTAGCTGCCATAACGAATCTCCCCAATTGATAATTCAATATAGGACATTTTCGTTAAAAGGTCAACTGTTTTTTTGTACGACTTTGATCTTTTCAGCTGCTTTTCGTGCTTCCTCAAGCGAACATGCAAGCACAACACCCATACGACGGTTCTTACGTGCAGTTGGTTTACCAAAAATACGAACCTCAACACCAGGTGTTTTAAGTGCTTCTTCGATACCCGTATACTTCGGCTTTTCAATGTCTTGATCAGCCAAAATAACAGCCGATGCTCCGAAACCATTAACGATCTTAATCTGAGGAATAGGAAGCCCAAGTATTGCTCTGAAGTGAAGATCGAACTGAGAAATGTTCTGACTGATCATCGTAACCATGCCAGTATCATGTGGGCGTGGTGAGAGCTCAGAGAAGTAGACAACGTCGCCTTTGACGAAGAACTCTACGCCGAACAGGCCAGCGCCACCGAGGTCGTCCGTAATCGTCTTAGCCATAGCCTGCGTTACGCCATACGTTGCAATATTCTTAAACGGCTCAGGTTGCCAAGAATATTGATAGTCCCCGTTTTCCTGAACGTGGCCAATAGGATTACAGAAGAGTGTTGGACCTTCTTTTTGCTTAACTGTTAGAAGAGTGATTTCATAATCAAAATCAATAAACTCTTCTATGATTACTCTTGCACGATCGCCACGCATATTCTCACATGCATAGTGCCATGCAGAACGAACTTGAAGTTCGATATCAACATCAGTATCGCAATCTACTACAGACTGACCTTTACCCGATGACGACATGACTGGCTTAATAACAGCTTTCTTTGATGCTATCTTATTATAAGCGTCAACAAGCCCTTGCTCTGATTCAGCGTAAGCAAAACAAGCTACCTTAAGGCCAAGCTCATGAGCACGATCACGAATAGCATCGCGATTCATTGTAAGATTAACAGCTCGTGCAGAAGGTACAACCTGTGTACCAGCAGCCTCTACTCCATAGAGTACATCAGTAGCGATTGCTTCAATCTCAGGCACGATAATATCAGGACAGTAAATGTCAATCATGGTTTCGAGCCTACGAGCGTCGAGCATGTCGAACACTTCGTACGTATCTGCTACCTGCATTGCTGGTGCATTCCGATAAGAGTCGCATGCAATAACATAATGACCCATACGCTTGGCTGCAATCACAAATTCTTTACCGAGCTCACCTGAGCCCAAAAGCATAATCACTTTCATAACAAGCCTTTCAATTTACTTCTTCATTTCTTCTTACCACCAATGGCATACTTCTGAACGAGAGTCCACTCAGCCTTTTCCTTGTGTGGAAGAATCTTGATCTGGTTCAGAGCAGTGACAGGATCAGCAGCTCGGCTAGGATCTACGATCTTTAACAGACCCCAATCTTCCAGCAGAGTGGCGATTGTATTCCTACGGCCTTTGTCCTCATCTGAAAAGTTTGTAGGCTTGCCATCGAGAGCAAACATCTCTTTAAAATGCACGATGTAGAACTTACCCTGTTTATGCAGGATATGGCAAGATTGATATAGGGTCTTGTCCTTACGCGAAGCTACGCCAATGCGAGTCAATGTTTCACGAACCTTTAGGAAATCATCTTCTTCCTTTAAAGTTATTTCTAATAGTGTATCTATAATATTCATGTGCTTCCACCTTTGTTCAATCTTTTTTTGATTTGTTCTAATTGTTCAGGCGAAAGTAATGATAGAGCTGATTCAGCCTTACCACGATTGTACCCGTAATATTGCATAACTACATCTAGATCATTATCTTCCTGCTTCTTTGCCCATTTAGAGAATCTCCGCTTGGGACGTATAGTATTTATTAGATAATGATATTGTAGTTTGTTATCGGTGTGGTGTAGGCCGTTGATCTCGTTGGCGTATTGGAGGGTGTCGGGGAAGTATGAAAGAGCTCGGTTGACGAGGAATGGGACGTAGCTCTTCTCTGCGAGCTCGTCGTTCTCCGTTCCAGACATCATGTCGTTTTTCTTGAATACGATTGAGTTCACATAATCAAAGGGGTTCGTCATCTCTCTTATTCCCATTCTTAGTAAGTACTTCAGCAGATTTGTCGAAGAAACGATCACACTCATCACAGACTGGAACCTCATGAGTTCCCTCGGAGGTCTCCAGTCTGATTACTGATGGATTGTCTTTCAACTTATTAGTACCACATACGGGGCACTTTTTAATCTTACTGACACTAAACATATTCGAGTTCTACCATCATATCAACTAAGCAGGCCATCAAGTTGATCTCTTGATCAGCACAGAAGGCTGCTTGATATTGATATTTAGCTAGAATAAGAACAAGAGTAGGGACAGAGTTCTTAGTAATGTAGTCTGTACAGTTATCGTACATCTTACGGAAGATAACGTTTGCATCGCTATCCGTATTCTCACCGACCCACTTGCGAGCCGATGTGAAATCCTTCTCCTTCAGATAGCGGACCATCTGACGGAAAGACTCTTCGTTGATATTCGTTAGAATACCAGAGTCAATCTTACCAGTAGCTGAGTAGCGCTGCAGTTCGTTGATAGTACGGCGCCAGTCTGGAAGATGCTGCTTGAGCACTTCTGCAACGGCAGACTTATCATATTCTACACCCTCAGTATCGAGAATGTGTTGAATACGCTTCATCACCTGAGATGCGAGAGAAGGAAGGTCCTTCTTGGTAATCTTAAAGTCAATCACAGAGCAACGTGAATGTAGAGGCTCGATGATACGGTTCTTGAAGTTACAAGTTAGGATGAACCCACAGTTCTTCGAGAACTCTTCCATAAAGTTACGGAGAGCTGGCTGGGTAGAGTTAGCGTTAAGATAGTCAGCCTCGTCAAGGATGACATACTTACGACCACCTTGCA